GAGAATACATTTCTTAGTGGAAACATGAGTCTTAGTGTGAATGATACTACCACAGATTATTGGATCCCATTGTTTAGTTTGTATCATGGTTATTTTAGAGTGAAGAATGATCCAGGTAATATATGCTTGTTTCCTTCATGGATACAACATAGGGTTGATCATCTTAAGGACAGACAGGTACGGTATACCCTAGCATTTGATTTGTTTACTAAAGAATCATTTGAGTATATCGAAAAAACCGAAACAAAAGGTGAGGATCTTGCTAAAATAATCCTGTTGTCAACTAAGTTATAGTATGATTAAATAGTAGTGTCGCCGTAAGGGACACAATTTACACTCGCTTAATAAGGAGAACTATCATGGGTAACCTACAAAGGTATCATGCTGCGGATTTACCACAGCTACTAGACAGAATAAACAAGAACTCTATCGGAATGGAAGATTTTTTCGATGGATTTTTTAATGCAACAACAGATAACTATCCACCATACAATTTGGTATCTGTAAACAATATTGAATCCAGACTGGAAATTGCTCTTGCTGGTTTCAAGAAAGAAGAGGTTGCAGTTTACACAGAGTATGGTAAACTATTTGTAGAAGGCAAGAAAGAAAACACAGACACAGAAATTGAATATCATCATAGAGGACTAGCACAGAGATCTTTCAAGAGGTCATGGCATACTCCAGATGATGTAGAAATCAAGTCTGTTGAGTTTCAAGATGGTCTTCTCTCTGTCAAACTAGGGAAAATCATTCCAGAGCATCATGCAAGGAAAGATTGGCTTTGACTTGACAAGTGATTAAATATAATGTATAATAATAAAACCGTAGACTAATAAATTATGACGGATTCAGCTGCAGGTGCTCAGTCTGCACCAATTCAACACAATATTCGCATCGTTACTTTAGCATCAGGTGAGAACGTTATTTGTAACTTCTCTCAGGTTCGTGAGGAAGATAAGTTTGTAGCATATCAAATGTTATATCCTTTGATCACAGAGCTTGAGGTAGAGGGCAAAGAAGGTTCTCCCGATGCTGTGTATCGTGTGAACTATCGTCGTTGGAATGTTTTCACACCCTATGAAGACTTCCGAATTAACCCACAACATGTGGTGACTGCCATGCCTCCTAATCAGGAGATCATGACAAATTATGTACAGAAGTTGAAGGATGCTGGAGTTGATCTAAGCTTCCTACCTAATAATGGAGAGGATATTTTAAATGGCGGAGGAACAACAGGAGAGTCTAGTGCGGCTGCTGCTACTACAGGACCAGTGGCTGGTAGCACGAGTTGAGGAACTAGGTGGTGTAGAGTTTGGTGATCCAGACTGTGTACTATACAAACCTAAAGAAGTAAAAGACGATGGTGAATTAATATCATGGCCTCCTCATTCTGAGGATGATGAAGTTGTTATAAGATCATCTGATATACTGGTCTTGGTTAATCCAAGTAAAAAAGTTCTCGCTCGCTACATTGAATCTGAATGAAGTTCTACACTAACGTTGAACAAGCTGGCAATCGCTTGCTAGTGCGTGGTTATGATGCAGGTAGCGCATTTTCATATAGGGTGAGTTTTAATCCCACCCTATATGTTCCTACAAAGAATTATACTGAGTGGCGTACACTCGAAGGAAAATGTGTAGAACCTATAAAGATGGGTTCTATTAATTCTGCTAAGGAATTTATCCAAGAGTATAAAGAAGTACCTGATTTCGATATCTATGGTAACAGAAGGTATCTTTATCAGTACATTACAGAAGAACATCCAGAGGATGAGATTAAGTACGACACGTCTCGTATTAGAGTATTCAACATCGATATTGAAACTGCTGCTGAGAATGGGTTTCCCGATATCGAATCAGCAGACCAAGAAATCCTAGCGATCAGTATTAAGGACTCTTACACTGGTCGCATTGTTGTCTTTGGTGCAAGACCATTTGACAACAAGCATGATGATGTAGATTACATGCATTTCAGAACAGAAGAGTCCATGTTGACTTCATTCTTGGGTTACTGGAATGAAAATTGTCCTGACGTTATTACAGGTTGGAACGTACAACTGTTTGATATTCCCTATATTGCTAGGCGTATTGATAGGTTACTCGGTCCAAAAGCTGCTAAGAGTCTTAGTCCTTGGAAGCTTATATCTTCGAGGGAAATCTATATTAAAGGAAGAAAGCAAATCGCTTACGATCTTCCAGGAATTTCAACTCTGGATTATCTTGAACTCTACCGAAAATTTACTTATACAAACCAAGAAAGCTATCGACTCGATCACATCTGTATGGTTGAACTTGGAGAGAGAAAACTAAATCACTCTGAGTATGATACTTTCAAAGAGTTTTATGAGAAGGACTGGCAGAAGTTTATTGATTATAATATCCATGACGTTCGTCTAGTTGATAAACTAGATGACAAGATGAAACTTCTAGACCTTGCGTTTACTATGGCATATGATGCTAAGGTAAACTATGAGGATGTATTCTCACAGGTACGTATGTGGGACAACTACATTTACTGTGAGTTAAATAAAAGAAAAATTGCTATCCCTCCTAAGAAGGAAGCAACTAAAGATGCTAAGTATGCAGGTGCTTATGTCAAGGAACCGAAAGCAGGACGCTATGATTGGGTGGTTAATTTTGACCTTAATAGTCTCTATCCTCACCTTATTATGCAGTACAATATCTCACCAGAAACCTTATGGGAGACTAGACATCCCAGCGCAAGTGTTGAGGGAATCCTCGAACAGAAGGTGAGTATTGATGATGAGTTTGCTGTATGTGCTAATGGAGCACAGTACAGGAAAGATGTGCAGGGATTCCTGCCATTGATGATGCAGAAGATGTATGACTCTAGGGTCATCTTCAAGAAGAAAATGATTAAAGCGAAGCAAGAATATGAGAAGAATCCATCGGTTGAACTCACGAAAGAGATTGCTAGATGTAACAACATACAGATGGCAAAGAAGATATCTCTTAACAGTGCTTATGGTGCTATCGGCAACGAGCATTTTAGGTACTATCGTCTTGCTAATGCTGAGGCCATTACTTTATCTGGGCAGGTTTCTATCAGGTGGATAGAGAACAAGATGAATGCTTATCTAAATAAACTGCTTAAGACAGACAAGGTAGATTATGTCATTGCATCCGACACCGACTCAATATATCTTAATCTCGGACCTGTTGTTGATAAATTTTTTAGTAATAAGTCTGACGATAAGAATAAAATTGTTGAGTTACTTGATAAAGTCTGTGAGGATCGGTTGGAACCGTTCATTAATGCGTCCTATCAGGAGCTTGCAACGTACGTTTCGGCGTATGATCAGAAGATGATCATGAAGAGGGAGAACATTGCCGATAGAGGTATATGGACTGCCAAAAAGCGATACATATTAAATGTATGGGACTCGGAAGGAGTTAGATACAAGGAACCCAAGATGAAAATCATGGGGTTAGAAACTGCTAGGTCATCGACACCAGCATACTTTAGGGATAAATTATATGCAGCATTCAAGATCATTATCGGCAAAACAAATGATGAGCTTATCTCTTTTGTCAATGATGTCAGAACAGAAACCAGAGAACGACCCTACGAGGAAGTCGCATTCCCCAGAGGCGTTAACAACCTTGAGAAATATCAGCACAGAACTGACATCTATAGTAAAGGAACGCCGATCCACGTCAGAGGAGCACTCCTCTACAACCACTACTTGAAAAAGTATGGTATTGAAAATAAACATCAAAGGATACAGGAAGGTGAGAAGATCAAGTTTATGTACTTGAGGACACCAAATCCTATCCACGAGAACGCCATTAGCTTCTTCACTGAGATTCCAAAAGAGTTCGGTATCGAGAAGTATGTGGACTATCAAACACAATATGAGAAGTCCTTCCTCGAACCATTGAAAAATGTGCTAGAGTGTGTAGGATGGACTCATGAAAAGAAAATAACATTAGGGAGCTTCTTCGAATGAACAAACGCCTTTGGGTTGTGAGTTGGACTAATGATCAAGTATCTACTATGGATCAAAGCACATTAAAATGCTTTGAGGAACAGGATACTGCTAGATCATTCGCAAAAATGATGAGTAATACTTACTCATATGTAAACATGTATTTAAGTGAGGTATCAGATGGGTTTCCTAGATAGTGTAATAAAAGATTCGGGTAATGAGTTTGCAAGTAAAGTCAGTGACGGAGTGGCTGCAGGAGATACATCCAGTTTTGTCGATACTGGCAGTTATATTTTTAATGCTGTCGTTAGTGGCTCTTTATTTGGAGGTATTCCCTCTAACAAAGTCACAGCACTCGCAGGAGAATCCTCCACAGGAAAAACCTTTTTTGCCCTCTCTGTTGTACGTAACTTTCTTGACAACAATAATGACGGTGGCGTTATTTATTTCGAGTCTGAGTCTGCACTCTCTCGTGACATCATCGAAAGTAGGGGAATCGATTCCAAACGTATGGTAATCTTCCCTGTTGCTACCATCGAAGAGTTTAGAACTCAAGCAACAAGGATCGTTGATAAGTATATGAAGGAACCAAAGGAGAAGCGTCAACCATTGATGTTTGTTCTTGACAGTCTTGGTATGCTTAGTACATCAAAGGAGATGGAAGACATCACTAATGATAAACAGGTCAGGGATATGACCAAATCACAGTTAATTAAGGGTGCTTTTAGAGTATTGACCCTTAAGTTAGGACAAGCAGGTATCCCTATGCTTGTTACGAATCACACATATGATGTAATTGGATCGTATGTGCCAGCTAAAGAAATGGGCGGTGGTAGTGGACTAAAGTATGCTGCATCGACTATAATATATTTGTCCAAATCAAAAGAGAAGGACGGCACTGAACTGGTGGGTAACATCATTAAGTGCGAAGCAAAAAAATCTAGATTTACACAGGAGGGTTCTAAAGTTGCTAC